GGCGTGTACTATTGGGTTATTGATAGAGATAACTTTGAATGCCCAAATTGCGAATAGATAGATAAACTTAAAATAAACACGATGAAAATAACACAAACAGAAGCAGAGAAATATGCTGATTGGCTACTGACAGAATGCTCAGACCCGATAGATGAGATAACTTGGCTTGTCAGCACAATACAAGAGAGCGACAACGACCATGTAATACAACAAGTATTTGAAGATATGAGAAAATATAATAAACTATAAATGAAAGTAAAATTTAAAAACAAACAAAAAAATGAGTACAGACTTTCCAAACGCTTGGGGTAGACCCCCATTTGAATCAGACCCATTCGAAGATGTATGGGACAATTCTGTTGCCGACACTGCAACATCAGTCAAGGTCGACCTTGAAGATATAATCAAAGATGCAATTAGAGAAGAGATAAAATATTATTTCGAGATCCCCGAACAATGGAGGGATGATGTTTTAGACATCGAATCAGACTTCATAGAAGAAGTCATTGACACTATTATGAAAGACATTAAAATTAATCATTAACAACTTAAACAAAACATTATGGGACTAGACATGTATTTAAATCGTAAACAGTACGTAAAAGATTGGGATCATACGCCAGAAGAAATGAAAAAAAACATCAAGGTGGAGGTAATGGGTACACAAATTAAAACAAACAAACTACTATACTTAGAATTTGAGGGTATGTATTGGAGGAAAGCTAACCATATACACAGATGGTTTGTTAAGAATGTTCAAAACGGAGAGGATGAATGCATACCTCACCATGTGCCCATAGAAAAGCTAATTGAACTCAGAGATTTGTGCTTATACATTATAAAAGATAATGAAAAAGCAGATGAACTATTGCCGACGCAAGAAGGTTTTTTCTTTGGAGGAACTGATTATGATGAGTATTATTTTGATTCATTAAGCGAGACATATAAAACGCTCAGTAATCTCATAAAGAATTATCCTGAAGATGAATACTATTATCATTCGTCATGGTAAGCGTATGGACAATTATAGGAATAGCGTCATTTGTAGCTATTTACTGGACACTAAACGACAAATAAATGTGCACTTAAACGATTAAATGTGCACTTTATCGACATTTGTCCACTATTGTCCTATATTTATGTGACATTAGTGGACAATTAAGGGGAAGCCGAAAACCTTATAGAGTAGGTAATTTAAATTTAATTATTATGAATACAAAAACAGAAACAACAACAAAGAGAGGTAGAAAGGCAAGAAAGTTTTCTAGTGGTAGACTACCAATCGCTGGAATGGAATTTATCTTAACCCAGCAAACTAATGACACTAAGCAAATCCAAAAGGATTATCACAACAAGTTTGGTGTATGGCTAAAAGAGTCTAGAATTAAAGGGATTCTGTATAGCAACAGAACAGCAACAAGTAACCAAAATTACTCAAAGGCGACTAATAATTCAATCGAAATTAGAGTAAAATACAAGAACAAGTACATTACTATTTCTGAGTATTTAAGCGAAAGACATATAGATATTATGTCTAATTTATTTGAGACTATCAAGACTGAAGTAGAAAAAGCTCAATGAGAAGTTTTATAAAACTTGACACAGGAATACACGTCTACTCCTACAAAGGGGTAGACGGAGTAGTCCGTTTCAAAGTGTTGACACAGAAACAGTTTAACGAAACCTACAAGATGAATGTTTGGTGGACAAAACTAAAATGTTCACTATCATCGCTTGGTATAACCACAACATCATGAGTGTATTCGATTTTAGTCATCTTTCTCCTGAAGTAAAAGATGCGTTATTTGGAAAATTAAAACAAGAATTTAATTATTGTAAAACCTGTGGCTCTAAACTAGGTATAGACTGCGGAGAGGCAGAGCCCGATTACAACGATTCCTATTGTAGTGTAGGATGTTATCAATCAAGACATTTGAACTATGAATCCGAAAAACTATGAGTGGAATTAAAAGAACTTTGGATCAATATTGGTATGAATATGCTAGTAGACCAGAATTACACTGGATGGAGCAGGAATATCTTAATAGTATTTCGAACTCTGAAGAGCGCAAGGATAAAGACTTAAATTAATTTTAAAGAAAAACCTTGATTTTTAAACAACTAAAATTTAACTTTGTTAACAATGGAACAAACATTTGAACAAGCACAACACGAATGGCTTTTAGAAAAGATGCCTAAACTTAGAGCAAAAATATCAAAGCTAGAATACGAATTACATATGGCTAAAAAGCAACACGAATACGATAATATAATTATCAAAGAAAAATCTGAAATTATTCAGGATTACTCCGAAAAAATAAGAAGACTACAAGACCAAAATGACAAACTATTGACTCTGATTAATGGAAGATAGAAACTATAAACTGAAAGTGATTTGGAACTGCCAAGATACTGCAGAGAAGTTTGTTTTCTTAGACGATAGCGAACAATACTTTTTACCAAAACTTAAACTAGAAAAAACAGGAGATAAGAAGTACGAACTTTTATATACTACATCTGACATTTACAGACCCGTAGAGGACGTTTTGGTGGACTACGCATATAACAACTCATTAAAAGAATTATCTAACATCCTGTCTTACTCAGATATGTTTGACAAGGTGGAGAGACTTATGAATGACGATTCAGTGCCTGAGAAGGTGTTGAAAGTGAATCAAGAAAGGCTTGATATATTAAAAAACAAAACACAAACACATATTAACGAAATCAAATCAAATTATGTCAACAAACAGAGAAAAAATAGCGAAGCTATACAAGAAGTATGAACTGACACCTGATGAGGTGTTCAAACATCAAAACTACACAATCATCACTCGTATGGGTATCGACAAGATACAAGCAGTAGAGAAAATCAAGATACACTATGATGTTATTGAATGTAAGCCTGATTTTGCAGTTGTAAAAGCGAATGCAGATAAAGATGGTGCATCAATACAGACATTTGGATCAGCCTTAAAGGGAGACTTCAAGACAGGAAACTGTGTCACATGGTATGTTATTGAAATGGCAGAGAAACGAGCAATGTCTCGTGCTGTATTAAAACTCACAGGGTTTTATGAACTAGGTGTGTTTGCAGAAGATGAATCAGAAGACTTTAAAAGAAAATAAATATGTACGGTTATTGTAAAAATTGCGGAGCCCAAATTAAACAATTAAATGAGGACCTTTCTCTTGACTCTGCGGTGTGTGACTCCAGGTGTCATGTAGAATTTGTTGATAGAAATTTCGATGGAAAATGGTCGTTAAAGGTTGACATGAACAATAAAAAAATAAAATTCATGAACAACTTATATGATTTGTGTTTAGCTTTTCTAAAAAGTGGGAAAGACGTACACCTCTTGATTAGATCTTTAAATGTGCATGGGTTTATCTCAAAGGAAGACTTTATATGTAAACTTGAAAATGAATTTGGCGTGAAAAAAGATAAAAAATGTACTTTATTTACAGAAGAGCTTCATTTTCAAAAAACAAACCCTAACGTAAATATTCCTGAAGATCATAAATTTCATTTAAATGCGGACGCTGAAAGCTTAGATGAGGTAATAACGATTATATATGACAGCAAGGAATCTTTTGCTGACCTACTTCCTGAGCGGTCTTTTGTTAAAGAGAGTAGGGTGTTTCCAAAATATTTGATATGATAAATTTTAATAATTACCTGTTTAGATGCTCGTCCTTAGGTAAGCTGATGACGTACCCAGACAAGGATACGTTGTCAGCTAATCCTAAAAGTTTATTAGGAACTATATTCAAGGAAGAGCTGTTTCAGAAGTCATCCACAATACGATCTAAATATTTAGATAAAGGGTTGATAGTAGAAGATGAATCCATATCTATGTATGGAACCTTTATTGGAAGGGATTACAGGAAAAACACAGAAAGATTCGACAATGAATTTATTACAGGGGAGCCCGATATATTAGATGATGAACTTATAGATATAAAATCATCTTGGGACTATAGTACATTTCCACTAACAGATACCGATATTCCAAACAAAGACTACTACTGGCAGATGCAGGGTTATATGGCGCTCACAAATAGAGAAAAATCTAAGCTAGTTTATTGCCTTGTAGATACTCCTGATGAGATAATATTTCATGAAATGAGAGTTGTAGAAAGAAAGCTGGGAGTTATGGAACTCCCTAAACATCTTGAGCAAGAAATATGGGATGGTCATAAATATGGAGACAAGCCTATGAAGTATAGAATCAAAGAGTTTGATATAGAAAGAAATGACGAAGACATTGAAAGAATCTACAGTAGAGTTAAGCTATGTAGAGAATATTTAAACACCTTAACACAAATATTAATTTAATTTTTTTTATTATGGGAAAACCAGTTTCAAAAAAGAGTATCGCATTTAGCGTAAATGCACTAGGGGATTTTGTAAGACAGAATCCAAGTCAGGTAACTGATAACGAGAAGTATGGAAAACAAATTTGGCTTGATCTAAATGTATGGGAAGATGGCTCTGAGTCTATCTCTGTGTACAGCAAAGAACACAAAGCAAGCACAAACTTGGGAAAAGTATTTCCTCCTAAAGACAATGGACAAATGAGTCCACAACAATCTTCAATTAAGGCACAAACTGTGACTGTTGATGATGACTTGCCATTCTAGTTTCATTTGATTGATTTTTTGATTAGTAGCTTGAATAACACGGGGGCTATTGGCAAGTCAGCCCCCTATTCAAGTTTAATTTAATATAATATAACACACAATGGAACAAGATTATTTTGAATTTTTAGACGAAAACACAAAAGCCTCAACAATTATTCAAGTATGTAATGACGTATTTGGTAATGGTTATAATGTACTTGATAATATAGTAACTAGGAGAAGAGATATTGTAGAGAGAAGACAAGTTGCTATTTACATTCTTAGAAATCATACTGAACTAAGCCTTAGTAAAATAGGTGGTATTTTCAAAAAAGACCACGCTACGGCGTTACATGCTATACGTACAATAAAAAATCTTATTGAAGTAGATAAAAAAATTATGTATTATGTAGCTAGTATAAAGGTTAAAATCAATTCTATATTTCCAGTTTTAGATATTCCTCAAAAAAATGTTTATGAGGAACTGGTTCATGTTAAAGAATTGAATCATAAATTAGTTCACAGAGACATAAATAGAAAATCTGATTTAAAGAAAACTAAATCTTTTATAGATAGTCTTCCAAAAACTCATCAAAAAAACTTTAAAAGATGGATGGCTCGTTCATAACAATAGATAGAAAAATACTTGAGTGGGAATGGTATGAAGACTTGAAGACGTTCAAGTTATTTATTCACTGTTTACTCAAGGCAAATTGGAGAAATAAAGAATGGAAAGGCTTTCAGGTTGATCGTTCGACCTTTATAACTTCCATTCAAACTCTCTCTAATGAGACTGGATTATCAGTCAAAGAAGTGAGAACTGCACTTAAAAAATTGCAGAACACAAAAGAAATAAAAGTCGAAAAAAGGGCAAACCTATTTAGCCTTGTAACAGTCTGTAAATATGATGATTACCAATCAATCAGAGAGAAGAGGGGCAAACGAGGGGCAAACGAAGGGCAAGCTAAGGGCAAACGAGGGGCAACTACTAACAAAGATAACAAGAGTAACAAGGATAACAAGAGTAACAATATAGTAGATGTCGTATATAGAGAAATTGATGAAATTCGTCATCGTCTGCTAGAAAATAATAAATATAAAAATGCCTTAATAACTAAGTTTAAGTTTAGTGAGGAGCAACTTGAAAGATTCTTAATAGAGTTTAATCAACACCTAGAAACTCTAAATGAAACTTCTAAAGTTGAAAGCGATTACACTAGACACTTCTTATCTTGGTTTTGTAAAAGATATAACTACGATGCCAGGACAGGAAAACAAAAGTCAATTCACAAAACAGCATTCTGATAATGAAAACAATTGAATGGAATCAAATAGATCTAAAAGGAAAAACATCTGGGCAGATAAAAACAAAATGCCCATTATGTACTCCTGATAGAAAGAACAAACAAGATAGAAGTCTTAGCGTTAATATAGTTAAGGGACTAGCTAAATGTCATCACTGTGAGGCAATATCAATTCGTAATGATGGTCAAACTATAACAGATAAAGTCTACAAGCTACCAGAACAATCTTGGACAAACTATACAAACCTATCCGATGGCATAGTTAAGTTTTGTGAGTCAAGAGGAATCAGACAATCAACTCTTAAGGATTTAAATATAACTGAAGAAGAATATTTTCAGCCACAAGCAAATAAGAAGATGAATAATATTGTGTTTAATTACTTCGAAGGGGATGCTTTGGTTAACAAGAAATATCGTTCAGGAAGTAAACACTTTACACAAACAGCACAGACAAAGCCAATTTTTTATAATATCAACTCTGCTATAGGACAGAAGGAGGTTTTTATTGTTGAGGGAGAGTTTGATGTTTTAGCTATGCATCAGTGTGGATTTAAAAATACAATCAGCATTCCAAATGGAGCAAATGATAATGATGATTACTGGATTAACTGCGAGAAGTATTTACAGGACATAGAGAAGTTTTATATTGGAACTGATAACGATACTAAAGGCGAGGCTGTTGCTGAAAAGATAGCACAACGTCTTGGAAGATACAGATGTGTCAGAGTTTTATTCAAAAACAAAGATGCAAATGGGGACCTCATGGAGGGGAAAGAAGACTTGGTTAAAGAGTCAATTGCTAATGGAAAGAGATATCCAGCTTCGGGTACATTTACGATTGAAGACTTAGCAGGTGGTATACACGATCTGCATATGAATGGTCTTCCTGAAACATTGTATCCAAAGCACAGATGTTTTGGAGACTTGAAAGACATTTTCTCTGTAATGCGTGGACACTTAGTAGTTGCTACTGGTATCCCATCTCATGGTAAATCAAACTTTACAGAGTGGTATGTTATGAACCTAGTTCGTGACTACAACATGAAAGCGTCTTTCTTTTCTCCTGAGCATTCTCCAATGGCGTTACATCAAACTACATTTATCGAAAAGTTTTTTGGTACAAACTTTTGGCAAGACAATCCAAATAGACCTAGAGTTACTAAAGAACAGATTGATAGATATGTTAAGTGGGCTAATGAAAAGATTTACATAACTGCTCCAGATAAGGGAGAGATACCTACTTGGAGTTGGATTATGGAAAAGTTTAAGGAGCAGATGTTTATTTATGGGGTAGATATTTTTGTTATAGATGCATTCAACAAGATTGATTACGACAAATCAAACGATAGCGAGTTATCTAAGATTAAGAAAGTTTTAACTCACTTGACTATGTTTGCTCAGATGAACAACGTAATTATATTTTTAGTTGTACATCCAACAAAGATGCGAAAGAATGATGATGGGGTATATGATATGCCTACTCTTTACGATTGTAGTGGTTCTGCTGACTTTAGAAATCAAACACACGATGGATTTACTATTTACAGATACTTTGGTGAAGATGCTTTTCATAGTAAGAATGATGTAGAGTTTAGTGTACAGAAGATTAAGATGAAGTTTCAAGGAGAAATGGATGCACGTCAGTTTTTTAGATACGATGTTGTATCTGGAAGATATTATGCAAAGGACCAGAATCCACCTACATTCATATTTGATAGAAGCGAAAACGATATTTTAAATAGAACTATTAGTCAGGCTTTTGAAATAGAAAACAATGATTTACCTTTTTAGATATGGGACAAAAAAGAAATATGCCTACAAGAAAAAAAATATTCGAATATTGGCAAAAAGAAAAAAAATGGTTGACAGAAAAATT